GGGAAGTAAACCAGCAATTAACAAATTAGGTAAGTTTACAAAAAGTATTAGAGCTTTAGGAAATGTTGGTAAGTGGACTGGTTATGGTTTGTTAGCTGAAGTAGGTTTTATGGTTCCGTTTGCAGTGGGTGATTATGCAGCTGGAAAATCTTGGAAAAGAATTTTAGGAAATGCAACTGATTATGGTTTTGGTCCAATACTAGGTCAATCCGAACAAGAAGAATTTGAAGCAGCGCTTCCAAAAGGTTCGGCTGCTGTTCAAGGTGAAGAAGCTTTAAGAATTAGTGAAGAAATGGAAAGAATGGAAAAACAAAAAGTTAATCCTGGTTATGGAAGAGTGGGATATCGTCAAAAAGCAGAAGATGCTAGACAAAAAGTTTATGACGATAAATTTGCTGAGTACGTAAGAAACATGCAACCTTTTTTAAGACCAAGTCCTCATTTAGAAGGTGGACAGTTTTATGATCAAGAATTATTTGATAAAGCTATGACAGAAGGCACTAAGACTAGAGAAGCGATAGCAGATCGAGAAGCAAAAACAAAAGAAAGAAGATCAGCAATGGATGCTTTTGATGAAGAAATTTTTCAATATAAAGGTTATGCAGGCGGAGGAATAGCTGGAATAAGAAGACCAGGAGCAATTCCCCCTGAATCTGGGCCACAACCACAAGGCTTGGAAAATCTTAAATATTATGTTACAAACACTTAGGAGTATAAATGGCAGATATAGATAAAGGACTCCCTAATACACGAACCGAGTTTAAACTTCCTGGTGAGGAAGAAATAGCTGACGTTTCGGTACAAGAGGAAGTTACACAAGAACCAGTAGAAGTTACGCCAGAAGAAGATGGTGGTGCTACAATTAATTTTGAACCAGGTGCAATTAACATTCCTGGAACAGAAAATCATTTTGATAACCTAGCAGATATTTTACCTGAAGATGTTTTAGAGCCAATTGGAAACGAGCAAGCTGGAAACTATCAGGATTATAAATCTTCTAGAAAAGAATGGGAGAAAACTTATAGAGATGGTTTAGATCTTTTAGGATTTAAATACGAACAAAGAACAGAACCATTTCAAGGAGCTAGCGGTGCAACTCACCCAGTACTAGCAGAAGCAGTTACGCAGTTCCAAGCACAAGCGTACAAAGAATTATTACCAGCAGATGGACCGGTTAGAACTCAAGTTATTGGTGTTCAAACTCCGGCAAACGATTTACAAGCACAAAGAGTAAAAGATTATATGAACTATCTTGTTATGGACAAGATGAAAGAATACGAACCAGAATTTGATTCGATGTTGTTTCATTTACCATTAGCAGGATCAACATTTAAAAAAGTTTATTATGATCTAACTATGGGAAGAGCGGTTTCTAAGTTCGTCCCTGCAGATGAATTAGTAGTTCCGTATACAGCTACCTCATTAGACGATGCGGAAGCTATTATTCATGTGATTAAAATTCCAGAAAACGAGTTGCGAAAGCAACAAGTTTCTGGGTTTTATCGTGATGTAGAATTAGGCCCACCAGGAATGGTGACTTCAAATGAATTAGAAAAAAAGGAACGTGAGCTAGAAGGAACAAAAGCTACAGGTAGACAACAACCTATCTATACTTTGTTAGAGTGCCACGTTAATTTAGATCTAGAAGGATTCGAGGAGGTTGATGGAAACAATGAACCGACTGGAATAAAACTTCCTTATATTGTTACAATAGAGGAAGGTACAAGAAAAGTTCTCGCTATTAAGCGAAACTTTGCGCCCAATGATCCGAAGAAAACTAGAATCCAATACTTCGTCCACTTCAAATTTCTGCCAGGACTAGGATTTTACGGATTCGGACTCATTCATATGATTGGCGGATTGAGTCGTACGGCAACGGCGGCTCTCCGTCAATTATTAGACGCTGGAACATTATCTAACTTACCAGCAGGGTTTAAACAAAGAGGTGTTAGAGTTCAGAACGAAGCTGACCCAATTCAACCAGGTGAATTTAAAGATGTAGATGCACCGGGTGGATCATTACGTGATGCTTTCTTTCCACTACCTTATAAAGAACCTTCACCAACATTATTACAATTATTAGGTATTGTTGTTCAAGCTGGACAAAGATTTGCTTCTATTGCTGATATGCAAATAGGAGATGGTAATCAAGGTGCA